GGTCCGCACGGCTCACGGGTTTCCTGCTTGAACACCTTTTTGAGGGTCGCATACTACTACCATGGCGAAAAAGGCCTCTGGGAACGCTGAAAAGAAGGGTCGGCAGGCGGATGCGCCTCCCGACCTGACGCACATTGTGGAGAACCTGCGGGCGCTTGCAGAGCCAATCGACCATCTGTATCCCGACCCGGCCAACTCGCGGGCGCATCAGCGGGCCAACCTCGATTCGATCAAAGGAAGTCTGCGGCAGTTTGGTCAGTACACGCCGCTGGTGGTGCAGGCCGACAACTCGGTGGTGCGGGTCGGAAACGGGCGGCTCGCGGCGGCTCGCGAGTTGCTGGCCGAGGGGGATCTGCGGTTTGCGCGGCTGGCGGTCGTGCGGAAGGCGATGGACAACGTCACCGCCACCGCTTTGTCGATCGCGGACAACCGGACCGCCGAGCTCGCGGAATGGGATGATGCGGCCCTCGAGAAACTCCTGCGGGAGGTGGAGGTGGGGGACGCCGAGCTGCAGCAGATGTTTGCGGGGCTGGCCGAAGAGCGGGAGTTGATTGTTGCGGATGACGTCGACGAGCCCGAAGAGATTCCGCCCGAGCAGGTCCCGGAGCGGTTTCAGGTGATGATCACCTGCACGGATGAGGGACACCAAAAAATGCTCTTGGAGGAGCTGGAAAACAGGGGGATTGAATGCCGAGCCATCGTATCGTAAGGAGTTCCCCAGTCGCCCGGTCGGCCCGGGTGAAACAACTCGAGGGGATGTTCGATTTGCCCCCCTCGAAACGGTCGGAACTGACCTGGGAGGTGACGCTGCCGATCGACGAACAACCGTGGCAGATCGGTCTGATCCATGGCCCGTCGGGCTGCGGCAAGTCGACGATTGCCCGGGAGTTTTTCGGGGAGAACCTGGTGAGTGGTTTTGAGTGGAAACCGGGGGCTGCGGTGGTCGATGGTTTTCCCGAAACTCTGTCAATCAAAGAGGTTACGGGCCTGTTGTCGTCGGTTGGGTTTTCGTCGCCGCCGGCGTGGCTGCGGCCATTCGCCTGCCTGTCAAACGGCGAGCAGTTTCGGGTGACGCTGGCGCGGGCGTTGGCCGAGTCGTCGCTGGCGGTGATCGATGAGTTCACCTCGGTGGTCGATCGGACCGTGGCCCGGATCGGATCGGCGGCCGTGGCCAAGGCGATTCGGGCGCGGCCGGGGACCAAATTTGTGGGGGTGGCGTGTCACGACGATATCGTGGGGTGGCTGCAGCCGGACTGGACCTACGAGCCCCACACCGGCGAGTTCCGATGGAGGTCGCTTCAACAACGACCACGCATCACCCTCGAGATTCAGCGGGTCCGCGATTCGGCTTGGCGGCAGTTCGCACACCATCACTATCTGAACGCCGAGTTGAAAGCGGGGGCTGAGTGTTTTTTGGGGACGGTCGACGGGCGGCCGGCGACGTTTGCCGCCGTGATCAGCTCGCCCAATGGCGTGGGCCAGTGGCGCGAGAGCCGGCTGGTCTGCCTGCCGGATTTTCAGGGGGTCGGGTTGGGCCAAGCCATGTCGGCTGCGGTCGGGTCGATCTATCGCGGCTGTGGAGAACGGTACTACAGTCGGACGGGACACCCCGCAATGATCGCGCACCGCTACCGCTCCCCGCTCTGGCGGATCAGCCAGAAACTGACCGCAACCCCCACAACGCACGTGTTCAGCAAAGGCAGAACCTCAAATCACCGCACGTCGTTCGGGCGCCAAACCGCCAGCTTTGAATACGTGGGCCCGGCCCTGCCGCGAGAGCAGGCCGAGACGATCCGGCGGGTGGATTTGTCCGACCTGGTCCGCCAACACCCCAACCGGACCCGCGAAAAACTGCTGGACCTAGGGCAGGTCTGCGGGTCACTGTTTGACCGCTGGGCCCAAAACCAGATCGCCGCGGGCCGGCTGCGGCGACTGGGTTCCGGAAAGGGACGCGACAGGTACACCTATCGGGTGGTCGATGAATGAGCGATCCGACTCCCGCCGCAGAACAGACTCGCTGGCTGATCACTCCGCAGATGCTCTCGGTTGTGCCGCGGGTGCTGGCGCAGATCATTGCCGACGGGCAGACCCCTCCCGCCGCCCGGGTCAAAGCCGCCGTTGCTCTGGTGGAGATGAATGAGCAAAACGCGCGGCTCTCGCGGCTCACGGCCGAGTCTGTTCCCGGATCTGCCTCCCCAGGAGACGCCGCCGGAGCCCCGCCCGCCGTCCGCATCGAGCTCTCGGCCGAGGGCCTCGAAGCGCTCCGCGGAAATTTCCTTGGCCGACTGGCTGCGGCAGGCGAGTCCGGCGGGTCTGCTGGAACTGCAGCACCTGGTCGAGTCGTCGAGACCGACCAGCCCCGCCGCCGCCGGGCGGCTCGTGGTGCGAACCCTGGGTGAAGTGGCCGAGTGGTTCGGCCTCGAACTGCAGACGGTCAAACAGTGGCGGGTCGGTCCGCACGGCTGCCCGGGGGAGGAAGGTCACTACGACCTGCAGGCGATCGCCCGCTGGAGGCTGGCCCGGTCGAGCGCCCGGGGACCGAGCCAGGCGAAAGCCGACCTGGAGGAGACCGCCCTACGGCTGCAAAACGCCCGGGCCGAGTTGAAGCTCGCCCGCGAGGCGGGAGAGCTGGTCACCCGCGCGGCAGCCAAGTCCGCGATCCGGCAAATGTTCTCCCGGCTGAAGAGTCAGCTCGAACAACTGCCCGACGCTCTGGCTCCGCTGGTTCCAACCGAAGTGCGCACCGATTTCCGCCGGGACTGCGTCGAGCGGCTGCGGATCTTTCTGCAACAACTGACCAATTTCCGTTTTGAGCGCGACGTTTCGGGAGCGGAACCGGTCGCTGAAGACTCCTCACAGGAAGCCGCAGCGTGATTTCGACCGATCAGACCGACGATTTCGCCTCGTGCTGGGATGCCTTTGAGCCCAGAAAACCCCTAAATTTCAGCGATTGGGCGTCAAAATACGTCGTAACCGATACAGGAAAGCCCTATGACGCACTGTTCTATCCCCAAATCACGGCACCGGGGGGGCCGGGGGATGCGTGGGACGATCACCGGGTGCGGGTGATCGTGCTGCAGTGGGGTGTTCGACTCGGCAAAACCTTCTTCGGCTCGTGCTGTTTGCTCAACGCGGCCCACCAAACACCCTCGCCGATGATGTTGGCGTCGTCTCGGGAGAAACTTTCGATCGACGTGACCTCCCGTTTGTACGAAATGCTGCGACGTGGTCCGCTCTCGGACCTGCTCGCGCAACCCGAGCACCTGCAGAAGCGGGATCTGGTCGAGTTTGAGGCGGCTCGCTGCTATGTCGCCTGGTCGCGCAGCCCGTCCAGCCTCGCCGACAAAAACTGCCGGGTGGGCCACGCCAACGAAATCGACAAGTGGGAACAGCAGGGGACCTCGACTGAAGGCGACCCCCTCGACCTGTTCCTCGACCGGTTCAATGACTTCCTGCCGAGCCGGAAGGTCATCCTCGAGGGGACCCCGTCGGTCAAACACCGCTCCCGGGTCGAGCGGTGGCGGCTGCTCGGCACCAATTGCCGACTGTGGGTGCCGTGCCGGCGGTGCGGGCGGTACCAGGTGCTCATTCTGGGGAACGAAAAACTTCCCCACGGGATCAAATGGTCGGCCGGGCCCGACGGCCGGACCGATCTCGACACAGCAGTGGCGACCGCTCATTACGTGTGCGAGCACTGTCACGGCCGGCTGGAGTCGGAAGACCGCCCGTGGATGCTCCGCCGCGGGGTCTGGGTTCCCGAGGGGTGCGGGGTCGACGATGCGGCGGCCCTCGCGTACGTGACGGCCGAGACCCGCCCCGAGTGGCGCGGCTGGGCCGAGGCTGCTTGGGTGACCGGCCGGCCGCTGCGGGTCGGCGAGGTCGCCAGCTACCAGTTGCCGTCGTGGTACGCGCAGGCCATTCCCGGGTGGGGCGATTTCGCCCGCCGGTTCCTGACGGTCAAGTCCCGACCCCAGTCGCTGCGCGCGTTTGTCAACCAGTGGTGTGCCGAGACGTGGGAGGCCAGCGAGCGGCGGGAGACCTGGGAGAAGCTGGGAGTCCGGCTGATCGACCCTGAGCTGACTGAGGGGAACGCCCCAGGAACCTCAGTGGTGATCACTGCCGGCATCGACAAACAGCTCAATCACTACGTCTGGGTCATCGTCGCCTGGGACCACCGCGAGCGTGGCCACGTGGTGGCGTACGGAACGTGTCAACAGGCCGACCAGCTCGATGGGCTGGTGCTGGACCGGTCAGTCCCACTAGTGGGGGGATCTCCCCAGCGCCCGCGGCTGACGCTGATGGACAGCGGCTTTCGACCCTCGATGGTCTATCGGTTCTGCCGGGGAAAAACCCGCAAACGCCGGATCTACCCCGCCAAAGGCTCAAATTCGCCGCTGGGGACCTACGTGCAAAAACGGATCCTGGGCGAAAACACGTCGAGCCCCGGGCAGAAAATCGTGTTGGTGGACACCACCTCCACGCAGGACTGGATGGAGGGGGCTCTCGCGGGGGGCGAAGCGGGAGAATCGGAAATCAGCCTGTTCCATGGGTCGCTGGGCGAGCACCAAGATTTCCTCGAACAACTGCTCAACGACGGCCCGGTGGGATCCGTCGCCAAAGACGGCAACTACCGCGAGCGATGGGAGCGGCTCGACCCGCATGTTCCAAACGACTACCGCGACGCCTGGCGGTATGCGTTTGCCGCGCTGAAGCTGTTGAACCGCGGGGCTGCCATGAGGGCTCGTCCCGTGGTACACTCTCCGCACCCCACCACACCGGACGCTGGAACCATCCGGGTGGTCGAGCTGTAAGCCATGGCGAAACAACTGCTACCGGAGGCCGCCACCAGTGCGACCTCGGCCCCTCCCGCAACTGCCGCTGCCCCGTCGACCGACAGCGACGTGGGCACAAACAACCGGATGCGCCGGGCGGTGTGTCCGGTGAATCCCAATCACGGGGGGGCGAAGGTCTACAAAACCTCGGGCAGGACGCGGTATTGCAAGTGCGACACCTGCGGCAGGTCGTGGAAGCAGACCGCCCCCGAGTACACGCAGGCGCAGCAATGGGCCGAAGGGCTGGCCGACACGCTGGAAAAAGAGGCCGGGCGTCCGTCGACGATGGGCACCCGGCTGGTCGTGGTGCTCGACGTGGCGTCGGTGCGGAAAATCGTCGGGCAACTGCGAGAGATTGCGGGAGCCGACGACAACAGAGCAACCTGATTACGGCAACGCTCTCCCCAGGAATATCTCATGCAGCCAAACTACGTTTACGCCGCGAAACTGGAACGGGTGGTTGACGGCGACACGTACGAACTGATGGTGGATCTGGGCTGCTCAGTCTGGCATAAGCTGACGGTCCGCCTGCTGGGGGTCAACACGCCGGAGACCAAGGGGGAGACCCGCGAGGCAGGCCTGGCGGCAACCCGCGAGGCGGAACGCTTTTTCAGGGATCATCACACGCTCGTGATTGAACTGTGCAAGGAACCGAAACAACGGGTGGACGCGTTCCGAAGGTATCTAGCGTTGATCTACGGGACGAATTTTGCGGGCCACCAAGCAAGCCTGGCGGAACATATGCTGGCGACGCATCACGCCGTCCCGTTCCGGCCCGAATAGCGGCACAACGGCAAGGCGGTCGAGGCAGTCTTCCAAATCGCCGGGGGAGGTGTGTCAGCAACCGCACCTCCCTGTGCCGTGTTGTTGTGATCACTCCCGCCACTTGCCAATCCGCAGGTCGCCCGATTCCCATTTCCAGAGCCCAAGTTTTCCGGCTAAGGCGGGGCGGGCGTGGGGCTGAAACTGCTGGGAGGGTCGCACCCGCCAGCACCACGGGCCGATCGCCCACGGGCTCTCCACCTCGTGGGTCTGCTCGACCGGCACGACGTCGAGCAGCTCGACCACCCCCAGTACCTGGCCGTGCGGCAACTCGGCGTCGAGCAACCACCGCGCCCGCTCGCTGGGGGTCAAATCGCGGCCCAAGCAATCGGCGATCATCTGGGCCGCGTTGCGCTCGCGGGCCGCCCCGGCGTGGATCGCCAGCGGCCCTCGATACGCGGTGGTCCAACTGCGGTTTTCCACCGTCTTGACGCCCGCCACGAGCAGCGAGGCCCAAGGCTGTTTAATCGTCAGTGCTCGCAGGATCATGGCGCGGCCTTTTTGTTCGGGCGGCTGCGGTCGTAGGTCCCCACGCGGGGGCGGGCGCGCATCTGGTCGAGGTCGTGCGGGGTGAACAGCCAGTCGCGCCCCTTGCGTACGCCGAGGTGGCGCAGCCGGGCCAGTCGGCGGACGGTCTCGGGCGAGACCTGCAGGTCAGTAGCGGCCTCAGCCGTGGAGTACAGTTTCAGCGGTGGGTGATAGCGTTTGCGGGTCACGTCGAGTGGTCTCCTGTGGTGAACACCCCGGCAGCATTTTGCCGGGGTCGTGCAAATGGTTGTCAGGAACCCCCGGGGATACCGGGGGGTGGGGGGGGTCAGTTCACACAACGTACACGCGGCGGTTGTCGCTCTCTTCGAACCACAGTCCGTGTCCGTCGTCGAACAACTCGCGACCGTCGAACGTGCGATACGTTGGGCCGATCCTGTTTTGACTGAGCGAGGCGATTCGCTTCGCTCCCCGGTACGTCTTGGCGGTCTCGGTGTACTGCTTGTCTCCTCGCCAGTACGTGACGATCACCCCGGGAGGACTGTACTCAACAATCCGGCAGTTCAGCGCAAACACCGGCATCGTCTTTCGCAGGTTGGCTAAAGCCCGTTCAGCGGTCTCTTGAGTTCGGTGCCGAGATAATTCCTGTTTGGTCTCTGGTCCGGTGCAGCGTCCGTTGTGGTCGACGAGTTGCGAGCCGGTGGTTTCAATGATCACGAACATATCAGTCTCCATCGTCAGGGGTCAGAGGGGAACCCCCGGGGGTTGATTCCCGGGGGGGTGCGTCGTCTGGACTACTTCGCGTCAATCTGTCGAATCGACTCGTCGCGGAAGATCTCGAAGGTGCGAACCACGCCACCGATCGAAAGTCCAGCCACAACCACAGACGCGACAGACTTGTCGGCACGAATCATGGCAAGGCCAGCGTTCAAGGCTTCAGTCAGGCTAGGCATCTCTCATCACTCCGGGCTGGTGTTCGTCGTTCGCGTTGTGCGTCTGACATGGTTACATATTAGCCGCTAGCGGTTACGATGCAACCCCCACAACGCGGAATTCCGCCGGTTTTTGGTCGTCGGGTCGACCTCGGCCCGCGATCGGATCGTCCGGGGAAGTGCCGTTCCAGCCCCAAAAAACTTTCGGAATTCCGCTGGGGTGGGTGTCCAGTCGTGGTCTGCCGGTGGTAGAGTGCCAGACATCGTGCTGCCACCCGGCAGGGAACGCGGTTCCCGACGGCTGGTAGCCTCTCTGCCGTCTCCTGTCGCGTGGTTCGCATGAAACCCCAACCCGTCTGTGACTGCTTACGGTGCGGGCGTCCCGCCGGTCTGGCGGGGGTCGTGACGGTGGCCGCAGTCGAGCTGCCCGTCTACCAGTGCGACGACTGTTTTGACGTCGAGCACCACCCGGGGGTTAGCGTCCCGGTGGAGGTGGCGTTGACCTGGGCGGTCGACTCGCAGGGGCGGGTCGTCCACCTGCCGGGCGACGGTGGTTCCTGTGACGATCCGCTCCGGAACTAGCGGGCCTGGAACGCCAGCACGTGCTGGTCGGGGACCTCGCGCACCGTGGCGGGCAGTCCCCCGGGCAGCGACGCGAGCCAAACGCCACGCCGGGTCTGGCTGGTCACAAGCGGGTTCCCCCGCCGGACCGCGATCACCTGGCCCGGCTTCCACAGCCCAAGCAACACTAATGCCGACCGCTGGGGACGCAGCGCCGCGGCGGTGGCCTCGGCCACCCGGTCGATCAGGTCGTCTCCGTCGAGTCGTTCAATCAGCAGACCGAGGACCTCTGAATCACACTGTGAGACGGGCAGCAACCCGTGATCCCGCACGAGTTGGCGGTAGCCGTGGAGCATGCCGTTGTGGACGATCCACCCCCCGTCCGCCGGGTGCGGGTGGTTGTTGACGGCGTCGTCTGGGCTCCCTTGAGTGGCGTAGCGGCAGTGACCGATCAGCGCCACGGCGTCGCGGGCCATCGACAGCAGCGGCAGGGCGTCAACAATCGGCCCCGACTGCCGAAACTGACACAACCGACCCCGGCTGTTGATCCACGCCATGCCCCACGCGTGGTTACCCCGGCTGTTCGTGACAGTGGCAATCTCCCGCAGCCGACCCAGGTCGACCGGATTGCCGTTGTTGCTGGTGAATCCGAACACTCCGCACATGATGCACTCCTGACAGGAAGCGGAACAATGGTCGCAGGAGGGGGGGCGGACCACCCGCCCCCCCCCGGTTCGCGGCGACTACTCGCCGTCGTATTTCTTGGCCAGTTCCATCAGCTTGGCCTTGCTGTCGGCGAGGGTCGGGCACCCCTCGGGGGTGTCGATCGCACCCCAGACCGTCGCGGTCCGACCCTTGTTCCAACCGAGCGCGAAAAACAACCGGTTCAGCTCGGTCTGCCCCTCGCCACCCTTGCGGACCGGGCTGCTGGCGACGACGGTCGAACTGTCCCACTTGATGGTCCGTTTGGCGTTGGCAGCTTTGTTGACCAGTCCCACACACAGGCGGACATACCCGGCAATCTTGCGGGCGTTGGTGGTGCCAGCGAAGGCCCGGAACTCGACAGTCGGCTGGCGGCGGGCAAGGTTTGTCAGATTGAGCACGTGATAGCGGCTGCTCTGGCGGGCGGTATCGTTGTCGAGGAATTCGGACCGCATCGTGCGGTCGTTCCGCACACCGCGGCAGTAGGTGCCGCGCTCGCGGCTGTGGGTCCCGGTGCTGGCGAAGATCGCTTTTTCGTGGTTGGCGACCATCGTCGTCAGGCGGATCGTGGCAGCTTTGTCACCCGACCAGCCGACGTGCACGTGCAGACCGCAGGAGGCGTTGACTTCGGCCCCGATCGAGTTGAGCCACTGGCACACCTGGGCGACCTGGGCCAGCCCCTCGGCACCCCGCAGCACCGGGCTGACGATCTCGACGGCGTAGAACCCGGAGCGGCGAACGATCGACCCGTCGGTCTGGGCGTTCCAACCGGTGGGCAGGCCGTCGATCTGGCGGCCGTTGTGGTAGTAACCGAGAGCGATCCGGACGGTGTCGGGGATCAGGCACTCGATTTCGATTCCGAACGTCGTGTCGTTGGCGGTCAGCATGATCGTGTCTCGCGGGGCTGGTGTTCGTCATTCGCGTTGTGCGTCTGACATGGTTACATATTAGCCGCTAGCGGTTACGATGCAACCCCCACAACGCGGAATTCCGCCGTTTTTTGGTCGTCGGGTCGACCTCGGCCCGCGATCGGATCGTCCGGGGAAGTGCCGTTCCAGCCAAAAAAAACTTTCGGAATTCCGCCGCCAGCCCCCCCGGAGCGGTTGTTCCGGGGGGGCTGGGTGGGAGTCGGTCAGGGGGTCGCTGACGGGGCGGGGTTCGGCTGGAGATAGGCCCCGAAAGTCAATCGAGACTGTTCGGGGTTGTTGCGGATACCATGCAGGTGCTCCCACCGCCGGTTTGCCAGCGGCTGCCAATCGATACGGCGAAGCAGGTCTTTGGTGATCAGCCAGTCGTCGGCTGTCAGATCGTAGGGAATGGCGGTCGAAGTCTTGCACGACCCGTTGTGGTAGTAGACTTGGTCGACCAGTTGCGGATCGCTGTAGCCGCTGTTGACCACAATCAGCCGGGAGGTCAGGTCGATGATGACCATCCCCGCATCCCAGCGGTGGAAATTGTGCCCGGCGTGGAAATACTGTACCCAATGGGTTGCGCCCCGGGCGTAGGTTTCGGCAGCCTGGCACAGTTCGGCCAAGCTCCGCGGCCTGCTGGCGCACGCTGCAATCAGTCGGTCGCCGTCGCTCCCGTGGAGGTTGCACCAGTAGTCGCCGTCGTCGCCGCGGACGCAAATTCGAATGTCGCTCATCGGAATCTCCTAAACAGGGGTTGCAGGGGAGAAGAAAGGCCCCCGGGCGATGAACCCGGGGGCGGGGTGTGGTGTTTAATAAACCTGATCGGCACCGAAACCGTAGGCTGTCACCCATTTGGGCTCCCAGAACTGCTCCCCGGTGATCGGGTCCATTGTCTGGTAGCCACCCTCGCGGACACGGATCGCCCGTTGCTTGGCACCCTTCTTGACCTGCTTGCCCCGCAACTTCCAGCCTTGATAGCAATGAAAGTCCGGCAGGTTTGCATCAGCCAACCGCTGGGCGTTTTGCAACTGAAAGTCGTACTTAGCGAGGGGGTCGTACATCTGTCATCACTCCGGGCTAGGTGTTCGTCATTCGCGTTGTGCGTCTGACATGGTTACATATTAGCCGCCAGCGGTTACGATGCAACCCCCACAACGCGGAATTCCGCCGTTTTTTGGTCGTCGGGTCGACCTCGGCCCGCGATCGGATCGTCCGGGGAAGTGCCGTTCCAGCCAAAAAAAACTTTCGGAATTCCGCCGCCAGCCCCCCCGGAGCGGTTGTTCCGGGGGGGCTGGGTGGGAGTCGGTCAGGGGGTCGCTGACGGGGCGGGGTTCGGCTGGAGATAGGCCCCGAAAGTCAATCGAGACTGTTCGGGGTTGTTGCGGATACCATGCAGGTGCTCCCACCGCCGGTTTGCCAGCGGCTGCCAATCGATACGGCGAAGCAGGTCTTTGGTGATCAGCCAGTCGTCGGCTGTCAGATCGTAGGGAATGGCGGTCGAAGTCTTGCACGACCCGTTGTGGTAGTAGACTTGGTCGACCAGTTGCGGATCGCTGTAGCCGCTGTTGACCACAATCAGCCGGGAGGTCAGGTCGATGATGACCATCCCCGCATCCCAGCGGTGGAAATTGTGCCCGGCGTGGAAATACTGTACCCAATGGGTTGCGCCCCGGGCGTAGGTTTCGGCAGCCTGGCACAGTTCGGCCAAGCTCCGCGGCCTGCTGGCGCACGCTGCAATCAGTCGGTCGCCGTCGCTCCCGTGGAGGTTACACCAGTAGTCGCCGTCGTCGCCGCGGACGCAAATTCGAATGTCGCTCATCGGAATCTCCAAAACAGGGGGAACATTGGGAACAGAAAAGACCCCCGGGCGATGAACCCGGGAGCGGGACCAGGTGGTTACAGGCTGACTGCCAAGCCGGTCCGGTCGCTGACCAGATCCGCCAAGGTGTCGCAGTAGACGTCGTCGTAAATCTCGATGGGGGTGATCTTGGATCCGACGATCCGCAGGAATTCGACCCGGTAGACGTCGGCCGGGGTCAGCGTGATCCGGATGCAGTTGATTTTGTCCCGCACAAAACCGGGGTTGTTGGGCAGTCGGAACTGCAGCGAATTGTCGCTGTACAGGAACTGTCTGGCGCCAGTCATCACGCGAAAACGGTTGCCACCCAATTGACGCAGAATTTCAGAAGCGACGTTCATTTTTCGAACTCCTCGGGGCTGGTGGTTCTGACTCGCGGTGTGCGTGTCTGATGGGTGAATAATAACCGCTGGCGGTTAGGATGCAACCCCCACAACGCGGAATTCCGCCGTTTGTTGGTCGTCGGGTCAACCTCGACCCCCGATCGGATCGTCCGGGGAAGTGCCGTTCCAGCCCCAAAAAACTTCCGGAATTCCGCTGGGATGGGTCTGTTTGCGCTGGCGGGTGGTAGTTCGGGCTGGGATTCCGCCCGCCAGAGGGGACGATAGACCAGCCATGCCAACCCCTGCCGACCTGCTCGACCAGACGAATGCCGCGATTTCCGGGCTGCTGACCAGCCTGGCGGACGCGAACTGTCAGGAGTACCAGCTCCCCGACGGGCGACGCGTCCGGCGGGCCGAGTTTTCCACGACGTTGGCCGCCCTGCAGAGTCTGCGGGCGGTGCTCGGTCGCGAGGTCGCCCTGCAGCAGCGGGGGGGAAAAATCCGCCTGGGCCGGGTGGTCCGGCGGTAGTTGATCCGTGTTCCCGTAGTGAGCCCCTCATGCGAATTTCGACGCTGTTTGCCGCCTGCCTGTGTCTGTGCCTGCTCATCGTTGCGAACTGGGCCGACGCGGCCGTGACCCGCACCCGCACCCGGTCGACCTGCAGCTCGGGCCAGTGCAGTCAGGCCGCCGCCCCACGGGTGTATCGCTCGACCCAGACCACGCGCACCCAGATCACCGTCCGCCGCAGCCGCTGAGCCGCGCGGACACGACCGACGACCCCTCCACACCAGCCAGACCCAGCCCCGCTCTGCCTGTGGCCACCGACGACGCCGCCACCCGCCATTTCCTGCGACACCTCGAACGCCGCCACAAAGCAGCGGACCGGGCCGCAGCTTTGCGTGCGCATTCGGGGTCGCCATGGTCCGAGCCTGGCTGGTTTGGATCGGGGTACGACGCCGGCGGGATGGGCCGCCTGACCGGGGACTGGAACCCCGGCACGATCGGCCCCAACCGCCTGCACCAACTGAACGGCCGCACCATTCGCGAGCGGGTGCGGGACCTCGAGCGGAACAACCCCAAAGCGGTTTCGGCGATCAACGCCTTCCTGCGGAATGTGATCGCTACAGGAATCACCCCGAAACCGCAGATCGAAGATCCCGCCCTGCGCAGCGAGTGGGAAGACGAGTGGGAGCATTGGGCGGGGGTGGTGCCGGGCAGTGATTTTCACTGCGACCTGTCCCAGCGGCAGACCTTTTACGGCCTGCAGGCCCAGATCCTGCGGGAAATGATCGTGGCCGGGGGCGTGCTGGTCGTGTTCAACTCCGAGCGGACCACCAGCGCCAGCGGCGGCCGTCGCCACCCGCTGGCCATCGAACTGGTTCCCGAGGAACGCATCGCCGAAGAAAATGACAGTTGGACCAACGGGCCGTGGGTGGCCCCCCGCACCGGCAACCCGATCGTGCGGGGGGTCGAACTCGACCGCCGGACCGGCCGACACCTGGCCTACTGGGTCAAGCCCTCGCAGGTCAACGACGTCGGCGGCGAGGATCCCGTTCCGGTCCGCATCGACGGCAGCCGCTGCCGGTACCTGTCGCTGGTGACACTCACCGGACAAGTCCGCGGCATCAGCCTGCTGGCCCCGATTGTGCTGTCGACCCAACGCCTGGGGGGCTACCTCGACAGCGAGCTGATCGCGGCCGAAATGAAAGCGCAGTGGGCGTATATGGTCAAGAGCAGCGACGACGCTCCCGACCTGGTCAGCACGTTGTCGGACGACGCTTCCGTGGCGGTCGTCGATTCCGACGGCAACCGGCTGGAACGCATGTCCCCCGGGCAGGTCTACTACGGCCGGCCGGGGGATGAGATTCAGGCGGTCGGTCCGAACGTGCCGCAGGGAGATTCCGTCCCGTGGATCAGTCTGATTGAACAGTCGATCGCCCAGGGTCTGGACCTCTCGGCGATCGAACTCAGCCGCGACTACAGCCGGGTGAATTTCAGTTCCGCCCGGGCCGCGATGAACCGCGACCGCCGCACGTTCAAGGCGTTACAGGAACTGCTGGTCGATACGTTCCTCAACCGCGTCTGGTACGAGTGGGTGCGCGGGGCGGTGCTGGTCGGTCGCCCGGGATTTCCCGCTCCGAACGCCTTCCTGGACGACCCCGATCAGTACCTGCGGGTGCGGTGGCGCAAACCGGGCTGGGACACCGTCAACCCGGTCGACGATGCCCAGGCCGACCGCATCATGCTGCAGGACGGCACGATCACCCGGGAAGAGATCTGCGCCAAACGGGGCGTCGACTGGGAGGAACTCGGTCGGCAGTGGGAACTCGAAAATTCGCTGTTCGGCATGGCGGGAGACCCGGCCAAAAACGCCGCAATCGCCGGGCAGGACGACGACGACAACCCGCAGGACGACGACGACAACCCGCAGGACGACCAGCCGCCGGTCGAGCCGCTCGACACTCCGGGAGAAGACACCTAGATGCCCGCGCCCCGCAAACACGCCGTCCGGCGACTCACTGCCCAAGCCCTCGCCACCCCGTGGGCGATTCTGCCCGAACGCCTCGCCGCGTTTTGTGAAATCCTGTCGCTCCGGCGGCAGGGGCTGGCGTTGGACGACGGCGAAATCGAGAGCCGGCTGGAGGGACTGCGTGAGGAACCGGTCGCCGCCGATCAGTTGCTGGCCCTGTACCCGGTCGCGGCCCCCGTTCCCGGGCGAACGCCCCGTACGGGAATGAACTCGGCCCCGTCGAGCCCCCCCAGTGCGGGCCAGTCGGTCGCCGTGCTGACGATTCAGGGGACGCTGGTCCCCCGCCGCATCGACTCGGCCAACGCCTCGGGGGGCGGGTTTGTTTCGGCCGAGGGGGTGGCCCAGGCGTTCCGCCAAGCGGCCAGCAATCCCGACGTCTCGACGATTGTGATCGACATCAACAGCCCCGGGGGAGCCGTCGCCGGAATCCCCGAGCTGGCCGCGACGATCCGCGAGGCGGTCGCAAACGGTACGCGCGTGATCGCCGTCGCCAATCACCTGATGGCTTCGGCCGCATTTTGGATCGGGGCGCAGGCCTCGGAAGTGGTCGCCAGTCCCTCGGCCGATGTTGGCTCGGTGGGGGTGTTGGCGATCCACCAGGAAACGTCGCAGGCCGACGCGCAGGCGGGGATCACCACCACCGTGTTCCGCTCCGTGGCGGCCAAAGCCGAACTCAATTCCGTCGAACCGCTCAGTGCCGAGGCCCGGGCCCGGGTCACCGAGCGCATCGCGGCGGTGCATGAACAATTTGTGGCGGACCTGGCAGCAGGCCGCCGTGTCTCTCTGTCGACTGTGGCGACGGCGTTTGGCTCGGGGCGGGTGTTGTCCGCGGCCGAGGCACTTGCGGCCGGCATGATCGATCGCGTCGCCACCCTGGACCAGGTGCTGGCGGAACTGTTGGGCGGAACCGGCACCCCGGCTGGGGTCACGCCGACCACCGCTGGGGACCCCGCCCGCCCCACACTTCCCCCCGTTTTGGAGAACTACTCGATGGATCCGCAACTGTTGACCGCCCTCATCCGGTGCGGTGCGATCACCGCCGCCGCCACCGCCGACCAGGCCGAGAGCGCCCGGCAGATGCTGCTGACGATGGCGGGCTGTGACCTGAGCGCCGCAGTCCAGGAACAGGTCGCCGCCTTGGCCCGCGTGTCGACCAGTCTGAACCGCACGTCGTCCACCCCCGTGGCCGCAGCCGTCCCGCCTCCGGCCCTGCCCTCGCAGGCTCCTGTGTCGGCCACCTCCGGAACGCTGTCGGTCCAGGACGCAATCGCCATGGTCCGGGTCTCGGCCCTCGAGGCGGCGGCCCAGCTCGACCTGATCGGCCAATTGACCAGCAGCGCCGAACCGTTGACCCCGCAGGGGGTGCTCGGCCGGATCCAGCAGCAGACGCAGGCCAGCCAGCCCGCCGCCGGCGTGCGAATCGGCGTGGCCGAAGCCGAGGCCGACAAATTTGCCGTGGCCGCTCGCGACGCCCTGCTGCAGCGCACCTGGAGGGCCAATGTGCCGACCCAGATCTGGAGCAACGTCGCGCAGGATTTCGTGGCCTGGCAGGCTCCGCGGCGGCCCAACCATTTCCTGGGCAGCCTGCCGAACATGGCCCGGCAGAGCCTGATTGTCGCGGGCTTCGATGCCCGGCAGGTCAACCAGTTGGCCAACGCCGAGGTCGCGCGACTGGTGCTGGGCGCCGACCCGCTGGACTTCGGAATCCTGCGGGCCGAGGGGGCGGCGTACAACGGCCGCGCGCAGTTTTCCAACCTGCTGTTCGACGCGGCCAATGTGGTGCTGCGGCGGTCCTATGCCGAGACCACCGCCACCTTCACCGCGTGGGCCAAACCGGGTGAGAGTTTTGTTGATTTCAAGCCGCGGCACAACGTGATCGCCGGCGAACTCTCCGACCCGCAGGTCATCCCCGAGAACGGCACGTTTGAAGAAACAACGCTGCTCGATGGCCGCGAGCCGTACAGCGTGGTCACTTGGGGCGAGCGCTTCACTATCACCTGGAACACGCTGGTCGACGACCGGCTGGCGGCCCTGACGGACATCCCCGCCAAACAGGGGGCGGCGATGCGGCGGAAGCAAAACCGCATCGTTTACGGGGTGCTCAAAGACAACGCCGCATTGGTCAACGACGGCATCGCCCTGTTCAATGCCGCGACCCACAAAAACCTGACCACTGGCCCGGGAACCGCCATGAGTGTGGCGTCGTTCAATGTGGCGTACACCGCAATGCAGCAGCAGACGGGCTTGAACTCGGGGGTGTTTGTCGCCGTCGAGCCCCGGTATCTGCTGATTCCCCCGGCCCTGCGGGGTACCGGGCTAGAACTGTTGGGAGCCACGGCCAATCCCGCGAGCTCCAACTCGGGGGTGGGGAACATTTGGCAAAACGGTTTGCAGCCGGTGGTTGACGTCGAGCTCTCGACGGCCGCGGGGGGCAGCGACACTGCGTGGTACTTCGCGGGCGACTCCAGCCAAGTCGACACTGTCGAGTACGCGTATCTGCAAGGCCTTGAAACCCCGGCGTTCGAACGTCAAAACATGTTCGACCGCTTGGCGATCGCCATGCGCATGTACCAGTGTTTCGGCGCGAAGGCCATCGACTACCGCGGCCTCTACAAAAACACCGGAGCGTAGTCGTAACGCTCTCCCCGTGACATTGCCGGGGGTGACAGTGTGTTGCCCCCGGCCCCCTTCTTGTCTGACTCTCCACAGGAGCCACCATAATGTCTGTTGCCGCAGGCACCATCGAACTGATCGACCACTTCAACCGGGCCCAAGTCCTGTCCACGACCCCTGGCCAAAACGGCTGGACGGTCAAGGACACCTCCTCCGCCGGATCGCCCACGTACCTGTGCGTCACCGAAGACGGCGGCGCGATGGCGCTGACGCTCGCTGCCACCAGCGAGGCGGAAATCGTCACAATGTTCCTCAACGACGTGCTGGCCTACGACCTGCGGCAGATCCAGCGGTGCTGGTGGATCTGCAAGGTCTCCGGGGTCGACTCCGCGACCCAGATTGCCTGGGGGCTCGCGTCGGCCCAGAACGACACGCTCGACAATGTCTCTGTGCACTCGTGGTTCCGGATCGACGGCACCGCCGATCTGGACGACGTGGTGATCGAGACCGACGACAACGTCAACGACGACAACGACAACGCGACCGGCGTCACCCTCGGCGGCACGTACAAGAAATTCGAAATGGATTTCGGCCGGGGCCTGTCGGACGTCCGGTTTTACGCCGACGGCCAGCCAATCGGATCGCAGACGTTTTCGCTGGCGGCAGTCGCCGCCGGCCAGAACGTGCAGCCGTTCGTGCAGATCCAGAAGGCTTCGGGAACCGGCGTCCCGGCCATCACGATCGCCCAGTTCGGGATCCAGTCGCAGTATTCCTACGGCTCGTAACTCAGTCCCCCGGCCGGCGGCGGCAGTCCCTGACGCTGCCGTCGTCGGCCGGTTGGTTTCCTTCCTGAAGCGCCCATGTCATTCGCCAGCGAAATTGCCGCCGACGTCGGGACTGTGTTCCTCAACGCGGCCGAATTCGCCGAAACCATCACCTACTACCGGAAGACCGAGCCCGGCAAACCCCGGTCTGTCAGTGCCGTCGTCGACCGCGGCAACGCCCGCGACGAATCGCAACAGTACCGCACCGAGACCCGCGGCATGCTGCTGGTGCAGTGCAGCACCAACGCCACGACCGGCATCAGTGACCCGCAGGTGGGGGACGCAATCCGCCTGGCCGAGGATCCTCCCGAAACCCGTCACCCGTTTGTCGCCGTCAAGCACGTCGCCGCAGGCCTGATCACCTGCGAATTCCGTCGCCTCGAGCTTGTGCGCGCTGGCGATAAACCCCGCATTCGCTGACACGTCGACAACTGGTAAGAGTTGCTTACAAGTTCCTTCTGGATTCTGGTCCGTGCCTGCCCCCGCCGAACTCCCCGCCACACTGAGTGCTCCGCGTCAAGCGGCTGCGCTCTTGTCGCGGATGCTGGCGGCCTCGACGCAGTGGCAGGCCCTGACCGCCGGCAACTCGCTGCACTATCCCGACGACGCCCCCAACGGGGTTTTTCTGCGGCAGGTCGGAGGCGAAGTCCCGGCCCCTTGGGCGTCGATCCAGCTTGCCCAGGAACTGCAGTACAAGTTGGTAGCGGGGGGCGCCCAGAACCAACTGCGGCCGACCGGCTCGCTGCTGCTGATTCTGCAAACCCCCACCCCGCCGGAACTGACCGACCCGATCGAACAGGAATTCTACGGGGCCGACGCCCATGCTCTGGTCGTTGAACAACTGATCGAGCAGGCGGCCCAGGATGATCTGCTGGCGATCGTCGAGTGTAACCTGCTGGCGTTTGGTCCCCCGCCGGTCGAAGATCAACCGGCGGTCGGAATGGATTTCGAGTCGGTCTGGCAAATCCGCTGGGGGGACGAATAATGACCGCAATCATCCTCGATTTGCAGACCCGCCCCCGCCGCCGGCTGATCGGCCTGCAGACGACCCACAGCAAGGCGGTCGCCGAGGTCCTGCGACGGACGGCCGAGCACTGGCACCGCGAGATCTTCCCGCGGCACTTCGGCGGCCGCAACCGCAGCAAATACCAGTTTGCTCCCCGCTCGCAGCTCTACACCGAAAAACTGAAGAAATTCCAGGGGCGGGGGATCGGCAAGTTTCGGGACATGATTCTGAAAGGGTCGTCTCAGTTCATGCTCCGCAATTTGGCGCAGATCACCGGCACCGCCCGCCGCATGACGGTCCGCATGACGGCCCCCAGCTATTTCGACCGGCCGTTCATCGGATCGTGGGTCGACCCGAAAAGCGGCAAACGCAAGACCGTCCGTCGCCAACCCGACAAGCCGGGCGAAGTGACCCGCGTCGACGCCGAAGACGCCGCCGACATTCGGGCGTTCGCAGCCGACCGCCTCCAAAACCTGCTGGACCTGAACGACCGGCTCTCCTGAAAGGATCGTCCCGTGGCTCTCGCCGCCATCGATAAACTTGACAAGATCATTCTGCCTGGCCCGGTCGCGATCGACGTGCTGACGAACGCCACGATCGACGCCGGCATCACCAACATGACCGAGCGCCCCGCCGGTCACGTCTCGCCGATGTTCACGGCGAATCAGTCGCAAAAACCGATGATCGAATTCACCACCCCGCAGCTCGACCAGGTGCTGGGAGCGGTGACTCTGGCGGGGCTCGCCGCCGGCACGATCACCGCGTTCCTGAAACAGGGGGCCGTCACCGGCAACACGGCGAGAGCCAGCAGCGCGCACAAAAAGTTGGAGATCGCGGCGAGCTGCGTCTACTGGACCAGCCTGCGGCTGCCGCACAACGGCATGGGCGAGGTCACCGTTCGGGTGCAGGCGGCTTACGACGGGACGAATGACCCATTTGTGTACACCGGCTCGACCGCACTCAGCGGAAACCTGTCGGCCGGCAATTTCTTCGGCGCGGGTCCCGTGTCAATCAACGGCACCACTCTGGGGGGCGTGCAGTCGATCACGATCGACAGCGGGATCACGATGATCCAGGCGGGGGGTGAGTCGGAAGAATTCGATACGTTCGTCGGGATTCAGGATTCTTCCCCGGTCGTCACCATCCAATTCCTGCGCGAATACAACTGGAGTTCGGTTGGCCTGCGGGGAACGACTCTGAACGGCAGCACCGGGCTGGTCTGCTACGGGCGTAAGTACAACAACAAAGCCTCGAGGGTGGCCAACGCCACCGCCGAGCACCTCAAATTCACCGGCCTGAACGGCGTGGTGAATCCCGTCAACACGACTGGCCAGCGGGGGAGCCCTGTCAGCGACACGATCCGGGTGCACCTGATCGCCGGGTCTGATTCCGTGCTCCCCCTCACCCTCTCGACCGCCTCGGCCATCACCTGACAGACATGCCGCACTACACCCACGACCCGGCCACCGTCGATCCGGCACACCCGGGACCGCTGCCCGGCCAGATCACCGGCCCCGACCAGACGCTGCCGCCGCCGCCACTCGCCCGCGACGCCACGGCTCCCGCCGCCGACCTGTTCCCCGACCCACACCTGCCCGAGTAACGTCCGGTTCCCATGGCCTGCCCCCTGTACTACCTGCCCGGCGAAACCCGCGAGACGCTGACCCCCGAGCGGCTGCGGATGGCGGGGCTGGGCGACGTGTTCGCCGACTGCCTCGACTCTCACCGCGCGTGGGACGCACGGCTCGCGTTGCGGCAGATCGTCGACCGCGGACCAGACAACGGCCGGGGAATGCTCGTGGCAGCGCACCCGGCGACGCAGCCGGCCCAGCACATCGGCCACTTCCCCGCCCACCAGACCTGGCGGGAACTCGACGCGGGAATCTGGTTCGGCGTTGACCGTCGGTTTCCGGTCACCCCCGAAGATCTGCGGCGCCCGCAATCACTCGAAGGTCACGACACCGTGCTGGGGGAACACGTGTGGACCGTGCCGATTCTGCGGCGGGGAGGAATCCGCCCCGCTTTGCCGCAGGCCCTGATCCGCCGCAATGGGAGGCTTGAGCTGCAACTGCGGGCCGAGTGGCAGGACACCTGGCGGGTCGCCGGCCGCTGTTGGGATCTGCTGACGACCGTGCAGGGGGCCGAATGGGAAGAAGTCTACGACCTATGCCGGCACGTGCTGGCGGTCAACTACCGGGTCGGCGACCCCGAGCTGGAGCTGCTGGCCCCGTTCGACACCGCGACGTTTTCCGAAGTGTTCAAAGCGGCATGTGACTGGCCGCTGGTCGAGCAGCTTTTGACCGGCCAACACCCTGGGGAGGACCTGTCCACCCCGCACCCTCCCGAGGCGGCCCCCGCGGCCGCCTGATGAGCCGCGGCCACGAGCTGCAGGCGTTTGCCCGCGGCCTGCTCTCCGATTACCAGCCCTCGCGGGCTGACCTGTTTCTCCTCGCGACCGGATTCGGTGACACCGAACCGGTCGCCGTGATTGGCGTTCCCACGCGAAAGGGTTCCTGAAATGCCCCGTTCACTTTCGACAATGTCCGCCCGGGCGATCCTGCAGGCAACTCTGATCAACACGTCCGACAACGGGGTGTTGACGTCGAGTGCCGCGCACGGGGCGCAGCAATCGGTCACATTCACGGCCAGCGGGACCGGGGCCGGACAGGCCGATCGATTCTGGCAATCGACCGGCCGCACGCTGACCAGCGGTGGGTCGGAAGACCTCGACGTCTACGACTTGGGGTCGCTCGACATCAGCGGGGCTGGCGCCGGTCGGGATGCCAACGGACAGGTCTGGACGGTCGCCGAAATTGCCGGGATGCTCGTCTACAATCGGCCGACCTCGGCCGGCAAACTGCTGATTGGCGGCAAGGGAACCGCGGCGGCCTGGTCGGAGTGGCTGAACGCCAACGACGACGCCGAGCTGACGCTGCCCCCTTCGGGAATCTTCCTGATCGCCTCGACCAACGACCCGGCGTGGGCTGTCGCCGACACGAGCAGCCACCTGTTGACGATGCTGGCCAGCGGCGGGGCGGTGACCTACGACGTCTACCTGCTTGGCCGGTCCGCCTAATTCCTGTCCCGAGCGTTTCCCCCGTCCTGAGAGGAGCGCCCCGTGGGGCAGGTCACCACGACGTTTTTTGCCGACTCGCAGGCGGCCGAGGCGGCGATCGCCCGGCTGGAAGCCAAATACCTCAAGCTCGAGAACCAGCTCAAGCAGGTCTCGCGCAAATCAAAGGAAGACGCCAACGCCGCCGGGCAGGCCCTCGAACAGTGGGGGGCCAAAATCGGCACGGCCGTGCTGGCCTACACCGGACTGAACAATGTGCTGCAGACCGTCGCCCAGGCCCAGCAGGAAGTCAACCGGAAGGCCGACGAAGGGATCCTGAAGTACGACGAGCTGAACCGCCGGCTGCGGGTGCAAGGAGGCCTGACCGCCGTGCAGGGGCAGCAGGCCCAAGAGCGGCTGACGCAGATCGCCCTGCGGACGGGGGTCGACTACGGCACCGCCGCCCGAGGGGCGGAAGAACTGGTGTCACAGGGGTTCAACGTCGAGCAGGGGACCGGCTCGGCCCTCGAGCGGCTGCTGCAGACGATGCAGGCGACCAACGCCCGGCCGGAGGATATCAAGCTGTTGGCCCAGTCCTACTCGGCCCTCCTGGCAGGCACGGGACAGGAAAAAACCACTGCCAACCTCGAGGACGTGAGTCGAGCAGTCCAACGGACGTTCAAAGGAACCCCGCTACAGGCCCCCGACCTCATGGCGCTGGCTCCGAAGGTCCAAGGGGTATCGCAGGCAGTCCCCTGGCAGGAAGCCCTCGCCCAGTTCGCGGTCATGCGCGAAAAGGCCACCCCCGACGTGGCCGCCACAGGGCTGAAAATCTTTTGGGAACGGCTGCAGACCGCCAGCGGAACCACCAGTTCCATGGACGCCTTGGGAAAATTGGGGCTGGCTGCGGATCAGATCGACGCGATCGGCGAAAAACCGGCCGAGGTGCTCGAGCGGCTGGCGACCGCCCTGAACGCCCTGCCCCAACCAGAGCAGGCGGGGGTTCTTAAAGACCTCTTTGGACAAGAGGCGATGGCCGCCGCGTCGGGTCTCTTGCGAGATCGGGCCAAGGTGCAAGAGTACCTGGCCTTGCAGGGGGACGAAGCTGGGTTCCAGACCGACGTCGGGATCCGGGCGGCAGGTCCGGCGGCGGCCCGCGTCCGGGTGCAACTGCTGCAGGAACAGCAGATGATGGCGCAGAACAAAAATTTTGAAGAAATGATTCAGGCCGCCGAGTCGCTGCAGCGTGAGGCGGGAATCCCCGAGGCCCTTCTCGCGTTCCGCCGGCAGCGGGCGAATTTCCGCAACCTGACGGGAGACACCTCGGTCGAGTCGATCGCAGAGATCTACACCGACCCCGCCCAGATGCAGCTCCCTTGGTGGCAGCGCAGCGGCGCCACGCTGCCCCCGGAACTGCTGCGGCAACGGATGGCCGAACTGCGGGGGGAGGTCCCCACCGACCAGCTCGGCGAATTGCCGAGTGTCGGCGCCGCAGCCGCCCAGGTGGCCGGGTCTCCCGAGGGAGCCGGCGGGGCGGCAGTGGCCGAGGTCCAGCGGCAGCAGCTCGACCAACTGCGCGAGCTCAACCGCAACACCCGCCCCAAACCCGACCGCAAACCCGAGGGGGGTGAGTGATGTACTCCTACGTGGGCCCGTACGGATTCATTTCGCTGCACCGCACCGACGATCCCCGCGGCGGACCGCTCGTGCCGCGCGAGCAGTGCGAACTGATCAACCGCCCGGGTGTCGACGGGACGGGCGTGATGAAGATGGGCCGACGGAGCGAGCCGTTTCAGATGCGGGCGTTTGTCGACGTGCTTTCGCTCCCAATCGTTCCGACCGCCGTGCAGTCGTACCAGAGCCTGATCGGCACGGTGGTGAACGTCGTCTGGCAAGACGTGGACTATGCGGCCAATTACGGTTGCCGTTATGCCGTGCTCGACTGCGTCTGCCAATCGTCGCGGCGGGTGCTGGCCCGGGCGGGGGGAGCGGTCTCGGGCTCAACCGCCGTCGTCGAAATCCTCTGGACGCTTCAACCCATGATTGACCAGACATGATCACCACCGGCCAGACGGTGCTGCAGACAATCACAACCGGCCAGAGCCAGATCAAATCGGCCGTCCGCTCGAAGGTCTACCGGGCCGACACGCTCGGCAGCGACTGGGAGGAAGTGCCGTATCTGTACGTGGACGACCTGGCAATCCGGGCCGCCCCGGGGATCGACGATTGCCGCCTGACGTACCTGTACGGGTCGATTTGCCACCCTGGCGAAACCGAGTTCGAGCAGTTTGAGCCGCTGGACCTGGTCGGATCGTACCTCAAGGTGCTGCTTGAGGGGGCCAACGTCGACGGCGACGACGTCACCTGGTACGGGCTGGTCGAGATCGACGACACCACTCCGCTGGGCTCCGGGCCACAATCGGATGAGCCCCGCGGCCGGCAGCGGTTTACGGCGTTTGGCCTGCTGCGGCTGCTGGAACGCAGTCTGATCCTGTCGAGCCAGATCGACGCCAGCCAAGCGACGCCGCTGCCCACCCAAGCGGTGATGGTCGAATACGGCGAGCAGTTCAACGAACTCGGCAAGGCCAACAAGAACCGGCAGGGGAACCGGGCCGAGCAAACGAAAGACGGATCGCCGACCGCCCCGTACTGGTTCAGCCGCACCATCACGTCCAACAGTATCTGGACGGCCGACGACGCCGTCCGGTACCTGCTGGCGACTCACCCCCCTCGCGACGGCAACGACGATCCGGTCTGTGACTGGGTGCTCGACGGCGACCCGGGAGACACCCGGCTGAGCTGGTACGATCCGCTCGTGGCGACCGACGGCCGGACCGTCAAAACGGTACTGGACGAACTGATCCCGTACCGTCGCGGCGTCAGCTACGCAGTGCGCTACGACGAAACGCCGGGCCTCCGGGGGCGGGTGACGGTCGTACCGTTTTCGTTCGCTTCGGAAGATCTGACCCTACCCGACGACCGGGTCCTGCCCGCCAACGCGCAGCCGGTCACGCTGGATTTTGAAAACGCCCTCGACGTCGAGGCCCGCATCGTCGAGTCGGTGACCACCAGTTACGACGAGGTGGTGGCGATGGGAAAGTTTGCGACCTCCACCTGCACGCTCGCGTTTGGGCGGACTGCCTTCCAGCGGGGCAGCTCGTTTCTGTTCCGCCCCGACTGGACCAATACGCAGGAACAGGCGTACCGTTCCGGGGCCAGCGGCCGTGCGGGCTACAGCAGTCTGGCGTTGGCGACGCAGTACGAGGCCAATACCCGCTACAGGCAACGCGACGATCTGCGGCCCGTGTTCCGGAGATGGTCACTCTATGAATACTGGGACGGGCTGGTCTGGGATTACGAGCAGGACGAATCCGTCGCGACCAAGTATTCGTTCAATCCGCCGTGGTACCAGTCGGAAACGACCGGGTATTCGGCCCGGGACAGCAAGCCGCGGGCCGATCCGATTCAGCCGTTTGCGGAAAAAAATGAAATCCCGCACTACGCCGCATCGCGGCTGGTGTTCGAGCCCTATCTGCCGTTTCAGGATCAGGGGGATTACACCAGCGACCGGATCGCCAAACAGACTTGGCAGGCCGATTTGCCGGACGGCCTTGACCCGCAGTACCTGCCGCCGCTGCTCTACACGATCACCGACAACAGCACAGTCTCGGCGCCACGGTACGACGTGCTGCACCGGCTGGCCGAGCAGTCGAGCAACGAGCGGCAGCGGCGGCGCTGGAGTGCCACCCTGCGGGTGCTGCCCGACCGTCCGGCGGTGGAGGTCGACGTCCACGGGGCCCCCCAGCATTTCCTGACGGCCGATTCGGTCGGCACCATTGTGGGGCTCGAGCCGTACAACGACCCGAGCAAAGAGTCGGGGATCCAGTTTGAGCAAATGCGGGCGACGCTCACCCTGCGGCTCCCTTGGCGGGTCCAACAGCGGAAGAAGATCCGCGACACGGTGGCGGGAGGACGCCCCTGGCGGCAGCTCGTGATTCCGGTTGACGCCCGGCTGGACTACGTCGTGCCGGACACGGTGGTCCGGATCAGTGACGGCCGGGCCGAGCGTTCGACGGGCGGTTTCGTCCGCGACGACCGGCTGCGGCTGAGCCAGATCGTCGAGGCGGCCTGCCGCTGGTACCAAACCGAGCGGCAAACGCTGTTCTTCCGGATCCGCGGCGTGGTCGAGACAGTCACCCTCGGGCAATTGATCACCAGTGTGGGGGGGCGGTACACCCTCGAGGGGATCAATACCCCCGTCACCGGCATTCGCTATGATCTTGTGCAACAGGTCACCGAGCTGGAAACCTCGCTGGCCCAGGTCGATTTCGCATGAAGTTCCGCGACGCGCTGCAGGCAGTCGGCGGCCCCAGTGAAGAGGCCCGCCGCCGGGCCCAGGCCGAGGCCGCCCAGGTGCGACCCCCCGTGGTCCAGCGGTCGCCGTATGTGTTCTTCCGGATTGTCGCCAACGAAAGCGGCACAACGACGACGACCACCACGACGACGACGACGACCCCGGCCCCGGGCTCGACGACGACGACCACCACGACCACCACGACCACCAGCACCACCGCCCCCCCGTGCAACGGCAGACTGTGGTTCGGAGTGATGGTCGATGTGCAGTTTGACGAAACGGCGGGGGGGCTCGGCTGGCGGAAACTGGTGGTCCTGCCGCGCGACGACCAGCAGACCTATCCGCTGCTGACTTCGGTGGGCCTGACGCTTCAGATCGACGACATCGTGCTGGCGACCTACGTCAACGGCCGCTATTGGGCCCTCGAGGCGTACACGAATTGTCCGCAGGCCCAGGTCACGACGACCACCACGACGACGACGACCACGACAAGCACGACCTCGCCCGCTCCCCGCATCTGGGGCCAGCCATGAAACTGGATGAGTATCTGCGGCAGGCCGAGCAGGGGGGGAGGGCCGAGTTGCGGCCCCCGGTCACGCAGGAACAACAATTGCAGTTTGTGGTCGCCGCCGACGAACGCGCACCCTATTGGGACCCGTTCAATCTGACGCAGCGATACACGCAGAACGCCCAGTACTCCTATGGCGATCCGGTCCCGTTGCCGTATTTGACCTACACTGGCTGTTTCGTTTTCGTGCAGCCGTCGCAGACAATTGAAGTCAATCCTGATCAGTTCTTGAACTGGCGGTACCGCGATCAAATTCCGGTGACGGCGATCCGGGATTTTTCGTTCCGCAACGTCGGCTGTCCCATCCCGTTCACGGTAGGAGACGCGGCGGGCAGTGCCGGGCTGCGGCTCGATCTGGTCACCCGTCAAAACGGCAACTGGTGGGGTGTCTCAACCGCCGGAACTGCCTGCACCACGACCACGACCACCACGCAGCCCCCCTGCGACTGCAGCACTCACCCGAGCATGCAGGTCACCGTCAGCGGGGTGAGCCTGCGTCCGGGAGCGGGCCAGTGTGGCAGCAACGACCAGATTTGCAGCCAGATGAACCGCACCTGGTGCCTGCCGTTTCGCGGCAAAGGTTGGGCCTGGTGGGGCGGCGCCACCTGCCAGTGGGAATACACGCTCACCTACAACAACGGCTGTCCCCCCGGCTCGCTGTGGTACGGACCCAGCACGCAGACGCAGGCCCGGCTGAGATGGCCGCTGTACAAAATCTGGGACCCGGCGACCTCCAGCTACGTTTGTCCGGCGGAACTGGATTTTGGCGTCGAGAGATACTTCTCGTACGATTTCGACCCCGATACTGGAGGCACCTTCACCGGCAGCAATCCCGCCAGCCCTTGGAATCCGACCTGTATCGGCTGGCCTGCCTCGCTGACCGTCACCGCCAACGCGAATTGTGACGTCGATCCGCCGACCACCACGACGACGACGACCACCACCACCACCACCGGTCCCCCCGGTCCGTAGTCCACGCCGCCCGCCGTGTTGTAGATCCCGGACTTTTCCCGCAGTTTTTGAGCGTTTTGAAAAACGCTCCAAAAATATGTCCGAAATGACTTGCAATTACTAAACGCCCTATTACAGTGTTTCGCATGAGCCAGTCATTTGACCATTCGCCAACCCCCGGACGCTCGCTGTTGGGACGCGTGCAGCAGTACGCGGCGGCCCTGTGGAAGCACGCGGCCGACGGGTTGCGGGTGACCCCTGCCGCAGAGATCGCCCGGCGGCTGCAGATCTGCGAAGCGTGTCCCACGCAGCAGTTTGACGGTGCCGGCTGCCGCCGCTGCGGCTGTCCGGTCAGCAGCAGCGAAAACAGCCTGCGGAACAAATTGGCGATGGCTTCGGAGAGTTGCCCCGACGGACACTGGCCGGCGCTGGCCGCGGGGGGCGAGGTCCGCCCGCGGCTCACGGTGGGCATGGCCATGGTCGACGATTTCGACGGGGTGTATTTCACCGTCCGGTCGCTGATGCTGCACCACCCCGAACTGGCGGGACAGCTCGAAATTCTGGTGATCGACAACCGCCCGCGGCTGGGCGATCAGGGGCCCGCTCCTGAACTGAGCGCTCCGGGCGAGACGGCGAGCCAGCGGGTGCAGAATTTGATGCGGATGGTTCCGGGCGGGCGGTACATTCCCTGGAGCGAACAGCAGGGGACGGCCGCCCCCCGGGATCAGGTGTTTCGGCGGGCTCGCGGCGAGGTGGTGATCTGCGTCGATTCGCACGTGCTGGTCGCTTCGGGTGCCCTCTCGCGGACGCTCGGCTGGCTCGACGCCAATCCCGATTTCTGCGGCCTGTTTCAGGGGCCGCTCGAATACGACAACGGATCGGTCAGCACGCACCAGACGCGGACGTGGGGGGCGGGCATGCTGGGGCAGTGGGCCCTAGACCCGCGGTACCGCGGCGATGACACCCCGCCGTTTGACATTCCGCTGCAAGGGCTCGGCCTGTTTGGCTGCCGGCGGCGGGACTGGCTCGGCTTCAGCCCGTGGTTCCGCGAATTCGGCGGCGAAGAGGGCTACCTGCACGACAAATACCGGGCCGATGGTCGGCCGGTGGTCTGTCTCCCGTGGTTGCGGTGGGCGCACCGGTTTGCGGCGACGGGCCAGCACGCGAATTATCCCAGCTCGATGGCGCAGAGGATCCTGAACTATCTGCACGCCCGGGCTGAACTGGATCAGGACCTCGACGACATCCACACCCATTTTTACGGGATTGCCCCGCATGGGTTGGGACGTGATCCGGCCGAGTGGGTGCAGCTCCTCCAAAAGTGTGCCGCCCAGCGGGCGGTCAGTCATTGGGTGAACGAAATCAACGCAGCGAGCGACGCGAGCCAGCAGGACCGAACGCCTGCTGGCGCATTGGTGGGAATTGCTGTTGGCAGTTTGTCCCACCCCACGGCAGATCGGCAGGCTTCCGACCGGTCTGATGACAACGTGGCGGAGAATTTGCCGCAGGCCAAGCGCCCGCGGCCCCGCGTGCAGCGGTGACAATCGGACGGTTTCGGCCGTGCAAAGCTCTGCACAGTGTTTTTGGATCGGCGGTGTGGACAGCGACACACAGGGTTTGTTTGAGCCAAAGAGGTTCGATCGATGCGGCCCTTGGAATTCTAGATAGACACAGCAGGTGCAACTCCTGCCCGATCCACTCGCGACAGCGTGGAAACTGTCGCGACTCCCGGCCCGCGTGTGGTCGGGGATTTTGTAGACCGGCGGGAGGAAGGCAACTTCCTCCCGCCGTGTTCCTGTCAGGAGTCTTCCGTGTGGAATCTGTTGCAACCGTTGGCCGTGCTGGCCGCAATTGTCGGACTGGCACTTGCTCTTGCGGTGGTGCTGGAACACGGCAGTGAAGTCGCCCGCCGGGTCGAATTGGGCGCGACGCCGTTCCCTGTGATTGACGGCGAAACCCAGTATCCCGCGTGGTTCCCCTCGTTGTCCTCGCGTACGGAGACGGTCAAGTGACTGCAGAGCAAACTGTCGGACTGTTGCTGGCTTTGGTGATTTTGCTGCAGGTCGCGGGCTGTGTGGCCTGGTACGCGTGGATGGTGCGACACCATCACTCCACCCCTGCCGACGATTCGCCCGGAGCCTGGCACTACGACCCCCGGCACGGGCAATACCTGCCGGGCGACCACTGGCACCAGACACGAGGCACCACCGATGAGTGAGGACCACGCCCCGCTCCGCAGTTCATTGTCGCGACCGATCAAACGCAAAAAAGAATGCCGGCATCCTGGCACCACCCGTCCGCGGCGGCTGGGGAGTGCGACGGCAGAACAGGGGACACGCATGATTTCTGCTCTCCAGCGCAATCCCGGCAATCTGGCGATCCGTCTGCACGACGTCGAGATCCAGGCCGGACTGCGCAACGCGAAACACGAGATCCGCCGGCCGCTGAAATTGCTGGCCGAGATCGGTGAAATCGCCGACCTGCAGCCGGTCGACGACGATCGCGACCGGTGGAGCTTCACCCGCGGATCGTCAACCGACCGCAACCGCTACCAGGTAAGCCACGAGATTTTGCAAACCTATTGTCCGTGGGGCGTGCCGGGGGGTCGGCTGCATGTCACCGAGGCCTGGGCGCACGACGCTGAAACTGGGTCGGTGATCTACCGGGCCGACAATCTGAGCACCACGCAGCGGCGTGATTTGCACGACCGCGGGGTCGTCTGGAAACTGCAGCAGACTCCTCCCGGCGGTTGTCGGCTGGTGTATCAGATCGTCGAGCTGTGGATTGCCAAGCTTGAACCGATGTTCGCGCTGCAACTGCGGAACGAAGGGTGGCTGGACGAACGCATCAAGCTGCCCAAACCAAGCGACATCACCCGGTCGCGGCAGTCGTTTGCCAACGCGTGGGATCGCTCGACAATCTCCGAGGAATCGCATTGGATCCGCAACCCTTGGGTGTGGGTGCTGTCGGTCCGCAGGGTGCAGGCATGAGCGTTCCCCGCCCCCGATTTTCCGCAGTCCGGATCCGACTGTTTGGCGGTCCGCAAACCACCGAGGTCCGGCGGCTGTTCCCCGAGTGCTGGAACGCGCTAACCGACGAACAGCACCGCCAAAGCCGTCGCGGGTATCTGGTGCACCATTACGACGCCAACAACGTGGTAGCGGTGGTGGTGGTCCAATTCCACTACAAGCCCGGCGATACCCGTCTGTGGATCCACCGGATGCAGGTGCGGTGCGACTGGGTGGTTGACGTCAACGAGATTGAGCGCGTTCTGGTCGACAAGCTGCAGCACCTGGCCAAAGCCTACCAGATCCCGCTGTTGACGCTGGTCCCCCCAGAGCGGACCGATTTTCTGCGGACGATGGGCTTCATTGCCTGGCGATTTTACCGCGGTCTGTCGGTGCCACAATTCGGTCCGCCACCCGAGCAGCCGGCCCAGCCGAGCAACCACAGCGAGATCAACACAACCTGTCCCCCCCGCGTCGCCGACGGCTGGTCCATGCTCTGGCTGCCGCCGGAAGTCGTCGATCATCAGCCCGACTTTTCAGAAAACACGCCATGACCATTCACGACAGCAGAAAGGCGGTGAGTGATGAGCGAGCCCACATTGACCAGAGAGCAGGCATGGGGTTGGGAAGAGACAATGGTGGTTGCAGCGGTGCGACATTGCCTTGCATCCCGGAGCGGTCTGGTAATGGATTGCA